ATTTGTGAGATATAAGTGGTAATTTTTGATTTGTCAGTTTCTCCATCTAATTCAACAATATGAAAACTTAACTTAGTTGTAATACTAGGTGAGGTTCTTTCAGAAGGATATGATTGTAACATTCGGGTAATTTCAATCTTGTCCGCCATGTTGAGAATTTTAAGTTTAACTTTTTTTTGACTAACAGGTAATTTAGTTTCTAATAAACCTTGTTCGTTAGGTTTCACTTCTGTGTTTTTTATGTTCAATTCATCTAATAAAATTGTTGCAACAAACTTTTGGTCCGTAGCTGGGTCTACTGCACTTATTTTATATTCAGGACCAAATGATGTATTTCTTAAAAATAAAAGAATGGCTTCTACGTCTCCATCTATTAGTTCTTCAGGTCTCAAATCTCTTTCATAAAGTTTGTTTCTCAATAAAGGTAAAACAATACTTTCTTGTAAACTTTTTTTGTAGTCCGCTTCAGCGATAATGTTTTCATCAACTGCAGTCAAATAACCAACTTTAACTGATTTTTTTTTGGACTTATAGAAAATACCACCAGATGGTAACTGTATGACATCGTGTGGTAAATTAAATTCTGCCTGTCCTGCGGCATATACATCTTGTTCCATATTAGTTTAAACTTTTACATTAAAAATAAAAAAGACCTATCACTAGTAAAGCAAATAGGTCTTAGTTAATTTTATTTTTTTTATTAGTAAACCAATATACAACGGTCCATTCTCATATTCGCTGTTATTTTTGCAATACCATCACTTGAATACGATAACGATCCTCCGTCGTAACCTGTAAGGAATGTCCCCTCTAATATCCATTTTTCCACAACAACTCCTGTTGGATCCAACATTTCAAGGTCAACGTTCTTTTTATAACCAGCGGCATAACCCATACGTCCCGTTACTGACTCAGCACATAAACGAATCCATTCCATAACAGCTTGAGATGCTGAAGGTCCGATTGGGTCACGGAATGTAACTGGAAGTTCACCCCATGTAAATCTACCTGCAACATATGTTGAGGTATTTAAAAACTGAATCTCAGTTGGTTGGATTGAAAGTTTTGGTCTTGATGTTGTCTCAACATACCACTCGTTAATACCAAGTGATGATGGAAACCTTAAAATCCATCGGTTTTCCCTTTTCGGTTCGTAAGGGATCGGCATTTTCATTAACAAATCAGCCATATCTTATTTTTTAAATTTTGTTTTATTTTTATTATAAATACTACGAAATAAAAATTTTTCTATTTACTTCAATTTTTTTTCGAGTTATATCTTTTCTAGGCCTAGTTTTATTCAAATTTAGTTTTCTTTCCTCCTCCAGTATGATAAATATCTAAACCAGATTCATCATCAAAATATTTTTTCATAGTTTGAACATTCTTTAAGTCATCATCTGAAAAACCAATATATGGTGTAAAATAATTACTTATTTTATTTTTCATATAGGCCTTTTCTTGAAGTCTTTGTGAAAGGTTTCTTACATATTCCATAAATTGTCTCATTGCACTTACCTTAAGTTCTTCAGGATTGGCCGCGGACCCTTCACCGAAGGTTACAGGGTGATATTTACACATCTCTAAATAAGTCCTTAAAAGTTCGTCATCGGTCATATCTTCCTCATCAGCAATCTCTCTATATTTTCTTAAGTTTTTAACAACTTCTTTCTCATTAAGTCCATGCATATTTCTTTTTATAAGATTATATACCGCATTTTTTAATACACTTGGGGTGTGTCCTCTTGCCGTGACAATCGCAAATATTGACCCATTATTAACAGCTTCCACAAAATCATTCCACGCGGGTCCTATAGGCGCTTTCATTGCGTCTCTTAAAAACTTTTTATCACCCGGCACTTTAAAATCTCTGAAAGCCTCGTCATCATAACCAACTATAGTGTGTCCTCCATATTCAAATGGTTCTTTTCCTATTTCACTTCTATACTCGGCAAAATCTTCGGTTGACATTCCTACACTTTCACCATCTTCATCAACTAAATATATTTTTGTTGGCATATACATTAAATTATCATCCCAATCAAATGCATAATATTTCATTGTTGGTTTAAGTTGATCTTGTATAATTTCTGAAATAATTTGTTTAACAACTTTTTTGTAATTCATATAAATAAATATTAAGAAAAATAAAAAAAGGGGATTTTAATAAACCCCCTCCTTTTGATTATTAACCGAATTATATATTTTCAAACGATGCTCCCGTAGGTGTGATGTAGAATGTAATATCTATGAACTCAAGAGCTCTTGTAGGTTTAATATAAATTTTACCTGTTAATTGATTTCTATCTAAGTCTTCAGGATCAGAAGATACGGTAACTCTAAAGTCGAATAAACCTCTGTCTCTTCTAATTGAGTCCAAGATAGGGTTGACCGCGTTTAAGAAATCTTGTCTTACTTGAGCGTCATTTTGTTCAAACAACAGTCTTACTGAAACTGCCGAAATCAATTTACGAGCTTGTAGTAACAATCTTCTTACGTTGATTCTGTCAAGAGCAGATTCTCTAACTTGTAGAGTTTTGTTACCCCAAATTACAGTTCCAACATCAGAGAAGGTTGCAATTGGGTTAATTCTACCTACGTAAAGAATGTCTCTATCTTCTTGTGTCAACTTCTTACGGGCCTTGATACAGTTAACAATACCACGAGTGTAACCCGCCGCCGCAAACCAAGGGAATGCAATGTTATCTGTCAATGCTAAGTTTCTAGTAACCTCAGCAGTTGGTGGGATATAGATTTGTGTATTATTAACACTATCTCTTGTCAATACCCACGGATAGTAAGTTGCTGTGTAGTTAGAGTCAATTCCTGTATTTTCTAAATTGTCAACCGCCTCAGTTGGGTAGATAAATATATCTTGACCACCTGGAGAAGGAACATATAAGTCAATATCAGGAGTTGTACAAACGTATAATGAATCAGCCCTGTTAAATTCGATCATTTGAACTGCATCTTCCACTAAGTTACTGTTGTTTACGTAATCAATCCCAGGGGTAACAAAAACATTTATATTAACAGCTTCAGGGTTTGCAAATGTTTGTTGACCTAATAGATATGCGTAGTAGTCAGTATTGGCAAAGTTTTGAGTTCCATCACCTAAAGATATTTCTTTAAATGCTCCCCAACCTTTTGCTTGAGGGTATCTTGAAGAAGGACAAGCTCCATTTAGGTAACCTGATCTACCAATTTGGAATCTGTCTTCATTCGTTCTCCATTCTCTATAGATGTCCCATCCGTCAAATCCTCCTTGTACCAAGAAAGTAAATTTACGAGCAAAGAGTCTGTAGTATGCGTTAGTTGGAAGTTCTGGTTCTGAAATAAAAGGGGAGTTTCCACAGATAAATCTTGGATCACCACTTGTTGAAAACTCAGGACCAATTGTTAGACCACTTGCGTTTACGTCCATGTGGAAACCTGCTGATCTATAATTAAATGGTAGACCATCTATATCACAAGAATTAATTGGGTTTCTCTTACCTACATATTCAAAGTATGCAGGGTCCCATCCATAAGAATTAGATATACCTAAATAAACTCGTCTAACATTATCTCCCGGACTAACCAAAGCATCATCATTACCTGATGATAAACCAAATGGTGGGTTATAAATTATTTCACCAGGGAAGTCATACTTACCTTTAATAATTGGGAATGGAGATTGTGCTCCTGCATAATTTCTGAAATTAAACCCATTGAACCCACAAGGTAACGCGTCTATTGGCGCATCTTCACTCATTTCAACCATAACGTATCTTGAATTCAACTCATACTCACCATCTAATGTTCCTATTTTATTAGCGATAAAGTTATTTTGTCCTGGATCCATGGTACAGTTAGTGAATTTTTCTAACACGACAGGATTTGCATCAGTATCAAAATAATCACGAATCAAAACATCAAACGTAAGGTTATTATATGATTGATTTATAATTGAAATTTTAATTAGGGTGTTTGCTCCGTCTCCGTCAGAAACTGTATAGAATCTGAAAAGATCATAAACTTTGTTACCTCTTAATTCTGAAACCACAAAAGGTGAATAAGGTGTTTGCCATCTGTCTAAATACCATCCTATTGAGTTAGGATCTCCACTTTGTGCTGAATCCAAGGCAATTAAGTTAGGATTAAGACCTTTGATGTATCCCTTTCTCCATGCGAAATTTAACCATGATTGGAAATTTTCTTCGGCAAATACTGGAACTTCGATTCTAGGTTTTTGGAAGTTTGAAACTCCAAATACTTTAGACCAATACTCAGGATCATTCTGAGTAAACGATGTTTCAAAACTGTAGTTAGTTCCAAATTTGTCTTTAACATTTACACCAAAAGTGGCGTATGGGTTTTTAAGAACTGCAGAATATTGACCTGTCATATTTAAAGTAACATCTGAAGTTCCTGTAACAGAAAACGCTGGATTAGTTGCGGTTGCATATGTTGCAACACCTCTAGATCTTAATGTACCAACTACAACATTATCGTAATCACTATAAGAAGTTCCTGTGTAGTAATACAACTTAAGAATTAAAGTACCTTGATAACAATTCGTAGGTAATGTAGTTGTAGTAGTCGTACTTGTGGTTGGTGTAGGTGTGACACATGGATTTGGTGTAGGTGTTGGTGTTGGGGTTAATGTTGTTGTTGTAGTAACTGGGTTTAGAGTTAATCCCGAAACATAGGTAAAGAATGAGAACCCACTGTAATTTGTGTTACCAGTAGTATTAAATAATGCGTAATACCATGGATCATTAAATGGTGACTCTAAGTTTGTGTCATCAATAGATACCGAAGGAACTCCAAATACGTTTGTTGCTGCAGTCCAACCTGCGGTTGTTAAAGTATTGTAATCTTCAGTGTCAATTGAACCAAAGTAAGAAATAAAATTATCCTCCGCAACAAACGGATTAGAATTTGTAATCACATCAAAAAT